ACCTACAGCACGGCGGCTGCCGGATGGTGTTTCTGTCGCTGCCGTGGTCGCTCGAAGAGTACGAGCAGACTATTGGCCGGCTGCACCGCAGCGGGCAGGCGCACGACGTATGGGTCTACCTGTTGCTTACAAACAACACGATTGACGAGCGCATTTGGGCCGCGTTGCACGATAAACGCGCTCTATCGGATATTGCACTAGAGGAACTGAAATCATGAATTGGCACGAAATCAACGAAGCGTTGCGCAGCATGGGCGAAGAGGAAGTCAAAACGTTACTGCAGCACGAGAAGCGCCGCGAACGACCGCGCCCGACGTATTTGATCCGTTTGCACCAGCGCTACTGCGCGTTGCGGGATGCACGCGAGCGGCGGGAACTGCTGACCGGGCTTTAGCTTAAAAACAAAGCCCGTTCATCATTACGGCGTTTGACTAATCCCGGCAACACGCGACCGCCTGCTTTGGTCCATTTGAGGAACTCGTCCGCCGCTTCTTCCAGTTCGCCCCGGTTGGTCTTCATCCGCAGAGAAGATCTCTGGAGATTGCCTAGCCCGACATTAAACGAAAAAGATACGAGAGCATCGAAGATTCCTTGACGGCCAGTAGCAGCAGGGCAAAGTCGAAGAACACCACGCTCAAACCGGCCAAGGTCTTGAGCAAGAATAGTATCCACCTCTCCCATCGTAAGGACGCGATCCCAGCCTTGGGGTATCGGTAGATTCTTGCGCTCCTCATACTTCACCGCGATATGAGCCGGGTCAATGACATGGCCCACGCCCACCGTCCACAAAAGCGCCGGACAGCGGTAAGGCTTAGTCCTCACCCCTTCGTGGTGCTTGATCATTTGGATGGCGGCGGGGCTGACCTTCACTTCTTGCCAAACGCCTGCGTCCCGAACCAGAAGGCAATGATGCTGCTCAGAATGAGCATTTCGTCTTCAGAGAATACGTTTTCCAACGCAATCGCAAACGGTACGCCTTGGTTCCACGCGTACCACATACCAGCGATGTTGATGATAACTAGCTCTAGCACAAAGATGTAGGTCACCACCGGGCGCACCGACGCACGAAGGTTAATCATCCATTGCGAGGCACCCTTACCAATCTCAATGTCGTGCTGGTACAGGGCTTGGCGTTCCTCGGCAGCGGTCTGCGTCTGAACTTGCTCCAACTTGATTTCCTCAACCCGCGCCTGTGCAATAAACCCGCGTTCAGCGAGGGCTAGTTCACGTTCTTTCTGCGCGGCGACAAGGGCAAGCTCATGCTTCTTGTCTTGCCGGTCTTGGAAGATTTGCAGAATCTTGGGCAGGCCACCGGCCAAGAACGATAGGAACGTGCTAATCATCGTCATCATTTGGAAGTCCTCACAACATCATCGCCTTTGGTCACGGTTACGTGGTCGCCTTCTACGTCCACGCGCATCGGCTGCTCCTTGCGATCCAGCCGGTCAAGTTTGCTAATGAGTTCCTTGATGACCGCAAACTCTGGTTTCTCTTCCTTCTCAACCGTTCCGGCGATGCCGTTCAGCATGGAGATCAGCGCAGTCAGCGAAGCGCCGAGCAAGCCCATAACGGCCGCGATCTTGTCGTTGTCCAAAAACAAACTTGCGAAGACGCCGATGATGACGATAGCCGTGATGTACTTGAGGCCGTCCTTGCCGATGGCCTTTCCTGCCACCGTTTTGGCAGAGGCTTTCGCCTCTAGGCGATTGAGCTCAGCCTGGACCTGCGCCTTGAAGAGTTCAATGTCTATTGGCTCGCTCATTTGTCTACCTTAGTGTCCAACTTGTCGAATATCTTGCCGAGCATATCTTTAATCTCGTTGATGTCCTGCCGGTAATCAGCACGGCTGACATACGTGAGCGGCATCTGGCGAACATCTTTATCCAGACGCTCGATGCTGCGGGTTAGGTTGTTAACCATCCACCCACCGAAGAACGCCGCTACGCCAAGGATGATGTTGAATAACACTTGATACTCGTTCACGTCATTGTCCCAGTTGATTTTGTTGCGTTACAACGGGCGCCAACACGTTTACAACCGCGCCTGGGCCGGGGCGTGTTACGGGTTGTTGCAGCCCTTCCGCAAACGCTGAACGTTTACCCTTAACCATAGCCTCGGCCAAAGCCTTAGCCGCAGGGTCCGAGTTCAGCATTTCTTGCGCGACTTCGACCGCCAACTTGGCGTCAATACGCCCTTGCGCACGCGTCAACAAGTAGTTGGCAAAGGTAAAAAGTTGGTCAAAAACTTGGAGCTTGGGTCCGGCTTGTTCGGCTGTTAGCTCGCGCACACCACCGCCAGCCGCAATACCCTCACGAACCAACGATTTAAAACGGCGCTTGTCGAGCAAATCTTGGCGGATTTTGTTGACTACCGACGCTACTTCGTCGGATGACCGCATACGCGTTTCAAGTGCTGCGGCGGATTCACGCGGCGTTATGCCGACCCGATTGGCCAGCGTGCGCGCACGACGCTCTAGTTCGCGCAGCTCGCGCTGGCGCGGCTCGAACTCGGCTGCCGCCCGCACCGTCGCCGTCTCGCCGGCTTCCGCCAGCCGCGCAGCGCCTTCATCAAATGCTCGTAGTTGATCCGTAACTTTGAGCCCGGCTTGCTCCAACGTCTGCAGCGCGTCATCGTACTTGCGCAAGAACTCGGCCGAGCGAGCAGGGACCACGACGCCATCGCGCACGACTTCACGCCGGTAACGATCGACGATGCCGTTGCGCACCGCGTCCATCGCCATGCGATCTTCGCCAAGCGCCGCCAAGAATCGCACAGCGTTGTCTTCGTTAGTCAGTACCGTTTTGACCACGTTTTCGGGCGCCAGAATCTGTACGCCGGTCGCGCCTTCGCGCTCTAGGTTGGCCACCCAGCCGGTGCGGAACCGCTCAACGACCTGCTCGCGGTGCGCCGTGCGGGCTTTCTGGTAAAGCTCGGCCGCATCAGTGCCGGCAGTGCCTTCTTCAATGGCTTGCTCGGCAGCGGTTTTGAGGCGCATCAAGTTGCGACGCGTTACGTTAGCGGACGGGTCCATGTTGCCCGACAGCGCTGCCAAGTCTTGGTTAAGCGCACGAATAAACGTATCAGCCTCTTCCAGCGTGACCATAGCGGGCGTCGTTTCGCCGGTGGGTATTCGCACCGTGCGCGGTCTAGAGGGGCTACCAAATCCGGCGCGCTCTTCCATGACCGGCTTGGCGCGGTACAGCGCAATAACATCCGCCGTGTACGGCGCCTGCTGCGGATTAAGCGCCGTGCCGGTTTCGCCCGCCAACTGCCGCGCAGCGGCTTCGACTCCCTCAAAGCTAAACGGATCCGGCGCCGCCGCAAAGGCCGCCGCGTAAGCCGGACGCACCACTGTTTGTTGCACGCGATCCATTTCGCCGGCGCGGCGTTCGGTGACCGTGCGGCCTACGTCACGCTGGCTGACACGCGGCAAACGGCCGGCTAATCGCTCGCGCTCAGTGCGCACAGCCCCCGCCGCCAGTTCATCTTGTTCGGCCAGCGCGGCAGCGCGGGCCGTCTGCTCGTCATCAATGTTGGTACGCAGGGCGTTAATACTGCGGGACGCCATAGCCAACTGATTAGCTTGGCCTTGTTGCAGCGCCGCATCACGCGCTAAGTACAAGTCTTTAACGATCGTATTGGCGTTACGGGCCGTGCCTAACAGCGCGGCAAATCCCGACGCGTTCATTGCGGTCGCTACTTTTTCCGGCGGTGTGCCCAACTCCAGAAGATTGATGGCCTGTTGGACTTTGTTCGGGTCGTTGTCAAAGGCTTCGAGATACGCACGCGCTTTGACTTTTTCCGCGCCGCCCGGCAAAAAAGGTTCGGTAATGTTAAACAGCGTACGGCCGCCAGCTTTGAGCGGTATGGCCGTCAGTGTTGGTGCTGCGCCGCCTGCCACGCCCAGCGCCGCCAGCGCCAACGGATCGGTGACGCCCGCCTCCTGCCCTGCGCCAACAAACGTGCCCGCGCCAGCCGCCGCAGCAGTCTGGGCGCCAGGCTTTTCTGCCAAAGTGCTTAACACGTTGCGCGTTACGGGGCTCGTAACTACCGGCGCCAACTCTTGCGCCGCAGTAATCGTGCCCCGCGTCGGGGCGACAAATGACGCGACCGTACGCGCTGCGCGTCGGCCACTGGTTGTAGCTTCGGGCGCGACGATATCGGGGCCATACAACGACCCGATCGCTTCGGAAGGGGTCATCATCGGCTGCCGGCCAAAGGCTTGTAACAACGGGTTGACGACGCCGCCCACGGCAAGATCGCTGGCCAGCAATCCACCTGCGCCCACTGCAGCGCCAAGAGGGCCGCCCAGAGCAAACCCTGCGCCAGCTGCCGTAGCTAAAGGCGCTACGTTAGGGTTGATAACTTCGGCCGCAACGTCGGCCAGCCAATTACCGCGCCCAGCAGGAATGGCATCAGTTTTCTGCGCTCGCAATCGTGCATTCGCTAGGGCTATAGCCCGTTTTTGCTCCAGCGTCATTTCTGCCATAGAGCTTTCTCTTCCGGCGTCATCACAGACCAAACGAGCGGGTCAACACCCGCAGGCACGGCGTCGCCTGCTCCCGCGCCTTTGCCTTTTGGCATACCGTACATACCCAGCACTACTTTCATGGCGTTGTCTAGCTCTGGCGTCCATGCACGACCGGATTTAATTTTGGCCGCTTCGATGTACTCCATAAGTTTGCCACGTTTGTCGTCAAGCGCACCGGCTTTGTCTGTAAATAACGGTTTGATTTCGTTAATGGTCGCGGCGCGCTGTTCTTTGTTGTATGCCGCGCCCGTTGCCATAAAAAGCAAAGCGTCAATAATGCCTTCGTAGTTTTGCTCGACAATCTGTCGGTCTTCCGAACGAATGATAGCCGCAGCGCCTTCACCAATCAGCGGTACACCACGGGCTGCGGCTTCAAGCGCACCCGCAGACATGGCTTCGGGATTACGTTGAATGACCGACGTAATGCGTTGCGCTGAGTTCAACACGCGCTTGGCATTGAACGCGGTATTCTGCTCATCGACGCGAGGGTCGCTGCTTTTGGCTGCGCCCGTCACGACTTGACCGTTGTAGATAATGGGCTTCACCGCGCCCGTGCGCTTGTTAACGGCCAGCAACCCTTGCGCCGTATCTTTAACCTCAAACTCCGGGTTTTGACGCTGCCAGTTTTCTTTGTCTTTATCAAACGCCAACCGCTCGCGGCTTTGCTGGAGCTGACCTTGTTGTACTCTAAGCGTGGCTTGTTCCCGTTGATTTTCTAAATACTTGGCGTAGCCTAGTGAACTGTCACGCAGCGTTTCCGTGTAAAGCGGGTCGAATCTTTCGGGCACATTGGTAACATCCAGCCCCATCTGTTGCGCTTGATTGCGCAACTGCGTCCAACTGCGCTGGTCTTTGGCCACGCCTACATAATCCGCAACCTGTTGCGCGCCTTTGATTTCACGGTCCAGTTCCGCAGCAGCTAGGTCAACTTCGGATTTGCGCCGCGTTACTCGCCCCGTCAGAATGTCTTCTTCGGTCTTGCGCCGCGTCGCTCGTT